AAGCCCAAGGAACAAAGCAATGAAGATATAAGCGCAGAAGATTTCATCAGCGCATTAACCTCAAGTTCCAATTATGAAGGAGAAGAGTGAGAATCGGGCAACAGCTGATTATCTTCTCAAATATAAGCAATATAGCCTTGATGTGGTGCAAGGAAGACAAATCGCTTGCAAATATGTTATTCAGGCGTGCGAGCGTTATTTGTCGTGGTTTGATAGACCTGATTTCATATTCAGACCTGAAAAGGCGGACGCGGTAATAAATTTCATCTCCAAATTAAAGCACTATTCAGGTCGTTTCAATCGCAAACCGTTTATATTATTGCCTTACCAAAAGTGGATGATATATTCAATCTTTGGTTGGTATTACAAGGACGACCCTGAAACCCGTGTTACAAGAAAGCTATATGTGGAATTATCAAGAAAGCAGGGGAAGACGGCTTTCCTTTCTGCTATTTCATTGTATTGTTTACTTGAAACGCCCGCCGCTGAGGTTTATATGGTGGCCAACAATGCAAAGCAAGCCAAAATCTGCTTTGATATGAGTTCCAATTTCCTTTCTTCAATCGATCCAAAGGGCAAGTTCTTTGAAAGGTATCGTGATTCAATCAGATTCAATGCAACCAAATCCAAGATTCAAGTGCTCTCAAATAATTCATCGGGAAACGACGGCTACTCAGCAAGTTTTTATGTCTTGGATGAAGCTCATGAACAGCCCGATTCCAAGGCTTGGGACGTTATGATAAGTGGCCAAGGGGCACGATATAACGATAACTGTTTGGCCGCAATTATCACAACTGCAGGGTTCAACAAATTCCTATTCTGCTATGAATATAGAGCGACATGTTTAGAAATACTTTCAGGCCTGAAAAGTGATGATTCCCAATTCATCGCAATCTATACCCAAGATGAAGAAGATGATATTTTCAATGATGAAGAATGTTGGATTAAGAGCAACCCAAGTTTGGGCGTTACAGTGAGCAAGGAGTATTTAAGAGAACAGGTAGTAAATGCACAGAACAACACTTCATTATTGACGGGCGTTCTTACAAAGAATTTCAATCAATGGGTCGATTCAATGAACGTTTGGTTGACTCATGATGAGATATTAAATGTCTCATGCGATATAAGCCTTGACCAATTTGACCCTGATAATACCATTATATGGGCAGGTGTAGATTTGGCGGCCACATCAGACCTCACAAGTTTGAGCCTGATGATAGTTCAAGATGACATCTATTATTTCAAGTCTTGGCCGTTCCTTCCTGAATCAGCCCTTCAACAGAACGTGAATGCGGAATTTTATAAGAAGATGGCAAGAAATCATCATCTTATAGCGACCAACGGCAATGTAACTGATTATTCAGAGGTTACAAAAGTTCTCCTTCAAATCGCAGAACGTTTCACAATCGGAGGGGTGTTTTATGATAGTTGGAATGCCACACAGTGGGCAATTGATTGCACAGCACAAGGCCTCCCACTAACTCCAATAAGTCAATCTTTGGGGTCGTTTAATAGGTGTACAAAGGAATTTGAACGTTTGGTTAAGATGGGAAATTGCAGAATTGACAACAATCCAATCACTCGTTGGTGTTTTGATAATGTCGAGCTCAAATTTGACCACAATGAGAATTGCAAGCCCGTGAAGAAGGGGGATGCAAAGAGCGGAAAAGGGAAAATCGATATTGTGATAAGTATGCTCAGCTGTCTGAATGGCTACCTCTTAGAACCTCAATTTGACACCTCAATATAATATAGAAAAAATCAATAATGCCAATGAATATATTTGGATTCAAGATATCAAGAAGGGAAAAACGGAATTTTGAGCAGCCGTCTATCAGTTATGAACAACAGGTTGCAAATGCCTTGAATTTCCCGTTCTTAAACTTCAATGAAAGCCCTTACACGCTGAGCGCATTTCATCGTTGTGTTGAACTTATCAGCAGCAGCGTTGCAAATCTCCCAATTAGTGTTCTGTTCATTGATAAGCAAGGAAACAAGAAACAAAGGAACAATCACCGATTGAACGTTGTGTTTCAGAATATGCTATTAACTCGTTATCAATTCATTCATAACCTTGTGAAGGACGTTATTACAAGCGGCAATGCGTTTGCTTACATTCATCGTGATAACGGCGGCAATGTGAAGCAAATAACATACTTGCAGCCCTCAGAAGTTCAGGTTGTTTATAACAAGCAAAAGGGGGAATTATACTATCAGATTCCAAGCATATCCAAGCAACAAAAGATTGAGCCTTATGATATAATTCACCTTGTGCAGAATAGCAAAGATGGGATTGTTGGCACTTCAACTCTTTCCCTTATGAATAGAACCTTGAAGGGAGCGGGCTATGCAGAAGCAACAGCACTGAATCTGTTTGAGAATAATGGGCAAAGTCCAAGGGGCATTCTAACGGTGGAATCTCAACTTTCTCCAAAGCAAAGGGAGGATATAAAAGATAAGTGGGCGAGCAATCTTTCAAGCAACGGCGTTTGTGTATTACAAGGCAATATGCGTTATCAGAGCCTTTCAGCAACAGCAAACGATCAACAATTACTTGAAAGCAGAAAGTTCCACCAAGAACAAATTTGTCAGTTTATGGGTGTGCCTCCTCAACTCTTAGGAATGGGAGAGCCAAAGAATATTGAAGAATTGACCAATCAGTTTTTGACATTTACTTTGCAACCGATCATCACGCTTTTAGAAGAAGAATTTACACGCAAATTATTTGCACCAAGCGAGAAGAATTTCAGAATTGATTTGGATGAGAACTCAATGCTTAGAATGAGCAAAAGTGCTCAGGCAAACTATTATTCAACGCTCTTGCAGAACGGTTGCCTTTCAATCAATGAAGTTAGAAATGAATTGGGCTATGAAGCAATAAAAGACGGTGATAAACATATTATTGCTTACACGGATATAGAACAGAACACGATAAATAATTCAGACACACAAGAAGAAGAAAATGAAGGAACAGAAGGAAATTGAGAAAAGAGGTGGTGAACTTCAAATTGAAGTAAGTGACCGCCTTGTATCAGGTTATGCGGTCATATTTGACACATGGAGCAACGATTTAGGCTTTTATGAGAAGATATTGAGTGGTGCGATCTCAGAGGAAACAATTAAACGTTCAGACGTTATTTGCAAGCTCAATCACGACGACCAAAAGGTATTAGCACGTTCCAAATATGGAGAAGGCAGCCTTATATTAGAAGTGGACGAGAAAGGCCTAAAATACACGTTTGAAGCTCCAAAAACACAATACGGGGATGAACTCTTGGAATACCTTAGACGTGGTGATATTACGGGCAGTAGCTTTGCATTTACAATAGCTGAGGGTGGTGATGAATTTTCTTATCAGTGGCCATTTGATAAAGACGCAGACCCCGTTTTGTGTCGTGAAATCTCAAAGGTTGATTTATTATTTGACGTTAGCCCCGTGTTTACCCCCGCCTATGAAGCAACAAGCGTTCAGAACAAGCGCAAATTGGAAGAGGTGGAATTGAAGAGCACTGAGATAAACAATATCATGGACGCGACGATAAAAGAATTTGAGAATTTGTAATCCAAACGTTGTAATTATCACGATAAGAGACTATTTATATTATATGAGAAGCACATATCATATTAAACAAGACATAGAAGAGAAACGGAAATTGAAGGAACAAATCGTTTCAGAAGTCCGTGAAATCTGCGAGAAGCGGAAATTGGAAATCCGTTCATTCTCTCATGATGATAAAATGAAGATGGATAATTTCCGCAAGGACATTTCTAATATCAATGAGGAAATCAATGAATTAGAAACAGAACTCAGAACCAAAGAAGAAAATTATAATTATAATAACAATACAGAGAAACAAATGGAAAAGAGAAACTTTTCATTACTTGGCGCAATCCGCGCAGTATCAGAAAATAGAAGTTTAGACCCAATCGCACAAGCGGTGGTTTTAGAAGGTCAGGCAGAAATGAGAAATCGTTCCCTCTCGTTGGTTGGCCAAATCCAATTGCCCACAGCCGTTGAAGAACGTGCAATCACTGTTCAAAGTGAAGGTGAAGATATCGTTGCAACCAACCTCATGGACGTGATGGGTAGCCTTAAAGCTAAAAATGTCCTCGTTCAGGCGGGCGCAAGAGTACTCGAGAATCTTACGGGTGATGTTCAATTCCCGTTATCTTCTTCTGCAAATTGTAGTTGGGAGGGAGAAACAAGCGAGACGGCCGCAACTGATATGACATTCACCCACGTGAAATTATCTCCAAAGCGTTTGTCTTGTGTCGTGGACGTTTCCAAGCAATTCTTGTTACAAGATTCCGCAAGCGCTGAGCGTGTAATCCGTGAAGAGATTCTTTCAGCTATCAACAGCAAGTTAGAAAAAACGTTCCTCGGTGCTGAACAAGGCACAAACACCATGCCCCAAGGCCTTTTCTACAATAACGGAACACCCCTCACAGAAGTAGCAAAATTCAAAGACCTTACAGACCTTGAAGCTGATGTTGAGAATGCAAATGTTGATGGCAAAGTTGTCTATCTTCTTTCTCCAAAAGCTAAGGGTGCATTGCGCAACATGGTGAAGGGTGATAAGACGACAAATCTTGTATATGAAAACGGCGCAGTTGATGGAACGGAAGCCCTCAGCACAAGCAACATTGCAGAAAAACGCTTTGCCTATGGTGATTTTTCTAACGTTGTAATTGCCAATTGGGGCAATTTGGATATTACTGTTGATCCAATGACAAAAGCAGCAAGTGGCCTTGTGCGTTTGGTAGTAAATTTCTACTGCGACGTGAAAGTGCTTAGACCTGAAACAATTAAGGTTGGTGCATTGAAATAAGATTCATAACGATTAAACAGATATGGAAATTACATTGGATGAAATCAAGCAACATTTGAACCTTGAAAAGGATTGGCATGGGGAAGATTCCTATCTTCAAAGTCTTATTGACGCGGCAAAAGTTGTTGTTGAACGGCATATCTGTGATAATATTGATGGCATAACGAGTGAGGGGCAAAAACCCCTTGCTCATGCCATTAAATTACTTGTTGGTACATGGTATATGAATCGTGAGAGTTTATCCAATCTACAAAAAGGGAATCACTCTTATGAATACATTCTCTCATTATATAAGAATTATAACGGTTGATAGATATGTTTGCGGGTAAATATAGTATGGCACTGCGAGTGGGCACGGCTGATTTTCAGGATGAACAAGATGAGACGGCGCACTCACCTAACGTTAAGGGTGCACCTTTTGATTGGAAAGGCGCGGGATATAGCCAACGGACTATTAGGCCAAAGAAAACGTTGGAAGATATGAAGGTGATATTTTGTCGTGAAGTAAAAGACAACCCCTCCAAATATGGTGAATATGGACAAGCTATGCGCCCAATCACAAGTAGATTATTTGCGGTGCGAGATTATCATGATTACAGCTATATTTCAGAGGGCAAAATCGTTCAACTGTTGAGCTCAAAGGTTTTAAATCAAAAAACGGAAGAATATAGCAACACCTATCGAGTGGTTGAGATTCAGCACAAACCTGAGTTGAAAGAATTTTGGTTGTATGTTGATAGGACGCAAAACGGTATAGAATATTTCTAAGTATGAAGTTAGCAATCACAGTAATAAGGAACACGGCAAAGAAGTTCATTTCTGATATACAGAAGGAAAGTTTGAAAGCAAGCCGCAAAGCAATAAATAAATGTGGGTTGAATCTCAGGAATGAGGTGAGAAAGAATCTCCGTTCATCAGGCATTCATATAACCGACGCTCGCAAAAACAAAAACGGCAAGCTCTACAATGATAAGATATTACAAGGCGTGAGAGCGGGGAAAACATTCCGCAAGGACGACAAAGGATTTGCCCGCTACGTTAGGATTACAAAGAATCGCAGAAATCCAAAATCGGGATGGTATCGGTTAGGTTGGCTCAATGCGGGCACGCAACAACGTTTCAGAGAGAACGGCGGAAGGACGGGTTCAATGATTGGAGCGCATTTCTACACCGACGCCCTTGCAAGTTATCAATCCAAATTTGGACAAGAGTATAACAATGAAATGAATAAGGCCTTGGCCAAATTAAAACAGTAGAACAACGATGATAAACACTTTCTATTTAGCGGGTCTCATAAGTCATAATCTGATAATGGCAATATGGACAAATGAGGACAATGTACAAACCAAGAAGGGAGCTGAGGAAGATGAGCCACAGTTTAATATATATCCGTGCGTTGCATTCCCAAGTAACGATAATTCAAGGAATCAGCGTTGGATCACTTTCAAGCGATTGAGCACCACCCCAAGTTATAGCAAAGATGGCCTTGTATGTGATAAGGTTGAGTTTGAATTGAATATCTGTGCGGGTAGTTACTCGGAAACTTGTGTTTATGCCTCTTATATCAGACATCATTTTTGCCAAGGAGACGTTTTGCGGGACACTGATAAATTAGAGGAAGCGCACACATTCTTAAAGCATTGTGAGCTCACAGACGCAAATGAAGATTTTGACCAAGACGTTTATATACAAACTCTTCATTTCAGCGGTCAAGTATATTTCACGGAAAAGAAAGAACAACCAACAACAAAAACAGAAGATTAAAATAATAAATTTATTATATAACAATTATGGCAATAGTAAATGGTTCAGACCTTATGTGCTTCAATGGGCAAAATAAATCGCTCGTTGGCGTAGCAAAAGATCACAAATTAGATTTGAAGGCCACCACGAGTGATATTTCAAGCAAAGATCACGGCCTTTGGAAAAGTACAGAAGTAACAGGTTTTGAATGGAATATCAGCACAAGCGCTTATTATACTGAGGATTATGATAAGATGGTTGAGTTGATGTTGAAGAGACAACCAATCGATGTTGTTTTCACGGTCAAAAAAGAAAACGACCCCACAAAATCGGTCTATGATGGTGATTACAATTCTTGGACACCCGCCGCGGGTGGTTGGATGGGAAAGGTACTTATCACCTCAATTTCTGCCTCGGCCACAGATGGTGAAGTGGCTACTTATGACCTTGAATTACAAGGCGTTGGGGCATTAAAAAAGCGCACGGTGGCGGCCTGAGAAAAAAATAATTTGGCAAATTGGTTTGGAAATTGAACACCAATGGAGTATTATATGAGTGACCGAGGGAAAGTCCCTTGGGTCACTTTTTTATTAACTCAAAAAATAATTTATATGAACAAAAATTACTTTGGCCTCATTATTAGAGGAACAGATTACAACATTGGCTTCAACGTCCGCGCGCTGCTTATGTATGAAAAGCTCACAAACGCAAACCAATCGTTCAGTCTCAAATACTTAAAGGACTATTGCACCCCCAAATCATTGGATGAGCTTTGCAAATTGTACTATTGTTTTATTGTAGGGACAAGACCTGAAGAAAAACTTCCTTATGAGGTATTTCTTGAAGCCCTCGACTTGCAACCGTTTAAGCTATCAGAATTTGCGAGTTGGTTGAATAATGCAATTGAGGAGGAGTTTATTGGACGCGTGAAGAACAAGCCAATGAAAAGCAAATAAATACTAATTGATTTGGATTTTCAACACCAATAGAGTATAATTGAAATGAGTGGCACGAGGAAAGGCCTCGTGCTACAAATACAAAACAAATAATACATTAAAAAAATAAGTATGAAGAAAAATTACATGACTCTGAAAATCAGAGAATTCGTTTACGTTATTGGTTTCAACGTGCACGCTTTGCTCGCTTATGAGCAGATAACAAATCAACCGTTCAGTCTCAAAACCTTGAAGGGCTTTTGCACCCCCAAATCATTGGAAGGGCTTTGTAAGTTGTTCTATTGTTTTATTGTAGGGAACAGACCTAAATTAGAACTTCCTTATGAAGTATTTCTTGAAGCTCTCGACCTCCAACCATTTAAGTTGACGGAATTTGCTGATTGGTTGGATACTGCAATTGAGGAGGAGTTTTTTTATTGGACGTGTTGAAACCGATGAAAACTAAATAATTACTAATTGATTTGGAATCCAACACCAATCGGGGTATAATATAAATGAGTGGCACGGGGAAAGTCCTCTTGCTTTTAATATAAACCAAATAAATAAAAAACGATGTTCACTGAATTTGAGTACACTAATGAAATTATGAAAATTAAAGGTATTGACGTTGTGGTTGAGTATAACATGCGCGCATTGCTCATGTATGAAAAAATCGGCGGCCAATTCAATCCCAACAACTTGGAAGATTTTTGTTTCCCCAACAACTTGGAAGACCTTTGCAAACTGCTTTATTGTTGCGTTGTAACAGGCACAAGTGGCTTGGATATTACCTATCAAGAATTTATTGATGAACTTGGCAAGTCACAATCCCCATATGTAGTATTATTGGAGTTTATAGACTTTCTAAATGATATGAAGATGGAGAGACTTTCAGGTGAAGAAGACGATGAGGAGTAAATAAATCGGCAAAACGATTTGGATTTTCAACACCAATAGGAGTATAATAGAAATGAGTGGCCGAGGGAAAGTCCCTTGTGCTTCAATTATTAATTTCAAATTTTATTTTTTATGATGACAGACATCTTTATTAAGATTTTAGGTGAAACCTTTATGGTCAAGTACAGCGTGCGTGCGTTGGCAATGTATGAACAATTCACAAACAAGCGGTTCAATCCAAAGAATTGGGAGGAGTTTTTTGCTCCACAAGACTTATCACGACTTTGTAAGCTATTCTATTGTTGTGCTGCAACAAGCAAACCTGATTTGGAAATTACTTATGAATTGTTCATGGACATTATCGACATGCACCCGCATAAGATTGTAGAATTTAGCCAATGGTTGAATGAAACGTTGGAGGCAGGTGAGTTTTAATCGGGCTAAGTAAATAAATTGCTTGGCACTTGAAAAAAAACAAGACCAAGACACTATTTATATATGAGAGGTATGAGGGAAAACCTTGTATCTCTCATTATTTGATAATAACAATATAATGACAAGTAAAATGAAAGTAACAATCAAAGAACAAGAAGTGACATTGCGCTATTCAATGCGTTCACTCTTTATGTATGAGAATATTACGGGGCAATCATTCAATCCCAAAACATTACAAGATTTCTGCACATTCTTCTATTGCGTTGTGTGCTCTTCAAATAAAGACCTTGACCTAACATTTGATGATTTCATTGATGAAGTAATTGACCCCAATCCACAAGTCATGAATGAGTTTGCGGAATGGTTGAGTAAGACCATGCAGAAGAACACGTTTTTAAGCGGACAAGTTGAGAAGGAATCCAAGGGCAAGGGCAACAAAAAAAAATAGTTCATGAGCTGTTCAGGTTGCTTTGTTTTGAGTTCAAATGCTGCACAATCCCCTATTTCTTTGATGAGATGGAAGAGTATGAAGTGCAAGATATAATCTCAAACTTGGAGTACTATGAACGCCCTGAATGGGAAAGAACACGATTCCAATCATACTGTAATATCCAAAAGAGCAGCAGCAAGAAACTAAAACCCACCGACCTTATAACATTCCCATGGGAAAAGGAACACGACAACACAGAGCAAATAAACGGCAATTCCGAGCCTTTGACGCAAGAAGATATTGCACGCCTTAAAGAACAAGCAAAAATAATATCACAGACATTAGAAGACCAATGAAAAACGACTTTTCAATACAACTAAGTGCCAATGATCAGAACCTAATTAAAGCGCTGAATAACTCGCAAAACAAACTTGCCAAATTAGAAAGTTCATTTCAAAAAGCAAGTTCAAAAAGTAAGGTTTTTGGTAGTGCAACTGAATCACTCGGAAACCAATTACAAGGGTTATCGGGAAAATTTGAAGGCTTATTGCAATCGGTCGGTGGGTCGATGGAAGGATTGACGGGCATGTTTGGTGGTAGTGTTAGTGAGATGTTAGGCAGCCTTGGCGTTCTTAGTGGTGGATTTGCAGCATTGGGAGCGGCGGCAATTGGAGCATGTGCATATATCTTGAAAGGTTTTGATGACCTTAAAAGTGAGATGAACAACTTCCAAGCGGTTACGGATGTGAGTGATGAAGAGATGAAGGCATTTGAACAGAGCGCCCGTGATTTATCTAATTCCACGGGCGTTGCTGAAAAATCTATCATTGCACTTCAAACTTCACTCGTCGGTATTAACCCGCAACTTGCGCAGAATAGAGAAGCCTTGCTTAAATCCACTGAGGCGGCAATCCTCCTTGGAAAAGCGGGCAGAATCTCATCAGAAGAGGCCTCAACTGCATTATCTTCAATCCTTGCTCAATATAACCTTGCAGGTACAGAATCTGTGAATGTGGCCAATGCGATTGCTGCGGGTAGTAAAGCGGGCGCTATTGAGATTGAAGGCCTTGGTGAAGTGCTCCAAAAGGCGGGTACAACAATGCATTCAGCAGGTTTGGATTATGCGCAATCTGTTGCTCTTGTAGAGGCGGTCGGTGATAAGTGGTTAAATAAGGAATCTGAGCTTGGAACGCACCTACAATCCACATTCTCCAAACTCCAATCGGTTAAAAAAGGATGGGAACAATTCAATCCCGCAATCGTGGGCACGACGCAAGCTCTTGAAAATATGAGTCGTGCACAACTTAAATATTCTGACCTTGTAGAATTGGTCGGATTACAGAATGCCCCCTTATTACAACAACTCATTGACGCACGCGGAAAGTATGCAGAACTTCAAAAGGAAGTAACGGGCACGACGGCTGCACAAGACATGGCCGCCAAACAGACGGACACTCTTTCTAATTCATGGCAGCGTGTAACAAATACTTGGGATAACTTGATGACCTCAATAGCCAATTCACAACCCATGCAAGAATTATATTCATATATCCAATATGTTTGCGACTCAATAAGTGAACTGATTTCTTGGGCGGGTGGTTTAATTGACCAATGGAATCAGCTGATGAGTGGATTTGATAGTTCCTTTACAGTGTGGGATTTACTCAAAGGTTATATTCAATACAACATGGCATTGATAAAAGCACTTGGTGAAGCATTTATCGTTACTTGTGCCTTGATCGTGAAGCCTCTTGTCGATTTGTGGAACTTGATCAAAAGATTTGCTGCTGATGTATGGAAACGCCTCAGTGATTTCCCATTAGGAAGAGCCGTTCAGAATGCAGTAAAAGAAGCATTGAAGTGGTTGCAAGACTTGTGGAAGAAAATTGTATCGTGGTATAACAACCTAAAGAAATACCTTGGCCTTAAAACGGATAATTCAACCGATGTAAAACTTAATGTGAAGGAAGATCGGACAGTAACACAAACGTTCAAAGGTGGTGGTTCAGGTCTTCCCTCCTTATCATCATCAAAGAAGGGTGGCAAGAAAGGTGGTTCAAAGAAGCATGGAAGTGGTTCAAAGAAAACGGGAATTGAAGAACCTGAAATTGGCAGCCTCAAATACTTTGAAGACAAGCTACGTCAAATTAACAAGGAACTTTCAGATACTAACGTTTCAAGTGGTCGTTTGCAAGAGCTTAAGATGGAAGCCGCTGTATTAGAAGAACAGATTTCCAAAATAAAACGTCGCAATAAGTTATTTGACGAGAAGCCAAAACACGACACACAAAAAGCAACCGTTGAGCAAGGAAGCATTCAAGAAATCAGTGACCTTATTTCAAGCAAGGAAAACCAACTTAAAAACTTGAAGGTGGGTTCTGATGGATTCAATTTGTTAGTTCAAGAAATTGAAGAACTCAAAGAAAAAAAGGACTTCTTGGAACTCAAAATGCACCCCAAGATTGATGAGAACTCAATGAACTCTTTACTTGGTTCACTTGCAAAGGTTCAGGAGAAAATCAACGGCCTTAAATATGAGGTTTCAATCACAACCGATAAATCCAAACTCGAGCTATTAAGGGAACAAATCGACTATCTCACAAACAAGGAACATAAAATACAACTTTCAATTGATGAGAAGCGACAAAATACCATTGCTCAAAATGCTGATGATATAAAAACTAAATATGAAGGATTGGGGCAAGCAGCACAGAGCGTCGGAAATGTATTCACGGCTCTTGGGAATGTCGCAAGCGATTCTTTCCTTGGCATGGTTGGAAATATTGCGGGAGCGGTTAGTAGCATTCTTCCTGAAATCGGAAAATTGGTTGCAGCAAATCAGGTGGCTGCGTTGAGCAGTGGCACAGCCTCGGCGGCAGCACTTCCATTCCCCGCAAATTTAGTGTCGATTGCCACCATAGTAAGTACTATTCTTGGACTCTTTGCCTCATTCCCTAAGTTTGCCGACGGGGGTATTATTCAGGGCAAAAGTTTTGGAGATTACAATCTTGCAAGAGTAAACGGCGGGGAGATGATATTAAATACCACCCAACAAGGCCGCCTTTGGAACACAATTCAACAAGGAACAACAAGCAGCAGCGCCCCGATTTCAGGTGCAGTAAAATTCCACATTGAAGGAAAACAATTGGTTGGCGTTCTGAACAATTATAATTCAAGCAAATCACGTTTATAATGTACAAGTATGGTTTTTTCCGTGATATATCTGATAACCTTTACAAGGTGGTTATAATAACGGACTATCAGCAATATAATAGCAATTTGGGACAAGGGCAAGGGGAGGAAATAACTCTTCTTGCTAATCCTATATCTATTGAATATGAAGGTGCAGATGATGTATTTGCGCCTTATCGTTGTGCAACAATGAACGTGCGTTTTCTACAATCTCAATTTGACGGGGAATTAAATAATGCGCTTGGAAATAATGTCTTTGTTACCTTACAGAAGGAAGAAGGAGGGAGATACAAAACAATATGGCAAGGTTTTGCAACGCCCAACGCCTACAATCAGCCGTTTATAAATGTCGTTGGAGATGAATTTGAATTGGAATGTCAAGACGCTCTTTCTACATTGAAGTATTGCTATTTCTCAAAACAGAACACCAAGAATCACTTGACAGTGAAGGATTATATTCAACTTGCATTCCTCCAATTGAACGGCCTTTTCAAACGGTGCATATATCCCACCACACCCAATAACATTTTGGATATGTGCATTCCACAAGAGAATTGGTTTGATGAAGACGATGAACCGATGAGTTACCTTGAAATCCTTGAAGAGATTTGCAAATACCTTGGTTTTACCCTCACAACGCAAGGGGAAGACGTTCTATTATTAGACCCACATTGTGAGGAGTATGCGCAATTTAATCTTCAAAGTGGGGAAATACAAACGGTTACTTTCATAAGAGAAAATGAAACACTCAACAAAGAAGACATATCAAGCGACGATTGTAATATATCACTCCTCCCAAGTTACAACAAAGTGAGTTTGACGGCAAAACATTACACCGTTGAGAAGAAGATACCAAAGTTTGAAGATATGGAATTAGAGCCTTGTTCAGGATATGGGGTAAAAGGACAATATGGGGCGTCTATGCTTTGTGATTCAACGGGTGAAGATTCTTTGCATGTGCAGCTCTTCAAAGTGTTCAATCAGCAAATCGGCGCATATAACGTGTTTTTGAGATACAATCATTTTGAGGGCTATGAAGATTTTACATTCTACTCCCACCCCAAGGATGAGAATAAAGAATACACCACCAAACTTCCTATTGCAAATGAAACCACCCTCAATAAGGATTTCCTATTCTCTCATAACGTTTCAGCCCCTTGTGAATATGAGACACAAGAGATAAAAAAAGAGGAGTTTGGCAATGTTCCAAAATCTGTATCACTAAAGAAAGCATTCATCTTTCAAACGGCCTTTGGTAACTCACAGAATAAAGAACTATTCCTTGACCTCTCAAAACAAAAAGATGATTGGTCGGAAATAAACCAATCAATAGACCAAGTATTATTTTCTCATCAAATCGCAAGAGTTACCACAAATGATAACCCATTTGGGAATATCGTGAATGTATCGTTTCAATTTAGTTCATATTGGGGGAGTTACATGCCATGCAAGAAGTTACAGAAGAATGATTACAAAGAACTATTGTATCGACTGCGATTTGCGGACAAGTACTACAATGATAAAGAAAAGAAGTGGCAAGATAAACCATATAATTGCTCAGTTCAATATGATGATGGAGGCAATCTAATTGTTCCAAACTCAAACACTGATTGGAAGACCTCGCTATTATTTGGAGAACATAAGGGCATAAACATTCCACTCCCAATAAACCAAACGGGAGATATTTTCTTTGAGTTCATGCGCCCGTTTACTGCAATGCGACAAGTGGCCAAGATAAAGAAGGGAGCGCTATTTGATGAGAAGTACTATGAAAAATATAGAGGGACGGAAGGCTGCAACCTGATAACGGATTATGAAGCAACGATCTATGGATTGAGCTACAACACAGATGATTCAGAAACGCAATATGAAAACGTTTTGAGCGATAACAAATTCATTGAGGAGAAAAGCGATATTGAATTAAAGGTTTGCACTTTTGAGGATGGAAAGGCAACAAGTTACTCATCACCCTACTTCTATTCACAAGAAAAGGGCGTGCAAATTCTTAGAGGATTAGATTATGGTTTATACTTTGGAACACCTGAGGATAATATAATAACAAGAGCGATAAATCAATATCAGACCCCACAATTGAAGATAGAGATAACTCTAAATCGTGAACTGAGCTTTATTTCTTCAATAACAAGCAGTTGGTTTCCTGATAAGAACTTCATTCCCACCTCATACACATTTGACCCACAACAGATGAATTATACTTATACCTTTCTTGAATTGAAGGATATAAGCACCTTTCAGCCAATCGTGAAGAAGGATAAGAACAGAAAGCAGAAACGCAATGGGGATTTAATAAACCACGATGAGTCAAGTTCTGATGATTATAATATGAGCAAACCAACAGCTTTCAACCTTAGAAATAACCACCTTATAATGACAATATGATTATCAACCCCTATAAAATGATGAGGGCTTACATTGACAAACAAACGGGCATGCTCAAATTGTATGTGCCTGATATCATCAAAGATAACGTGAAGCCTGAAATCGATGATTACCAACTTACAATAACAATCCAATAATAGAAACAATACCATGGAATATGAAATCGGGAAAGTAATACCAAACTACAAAGGTAGATGGAAACAAAGCATATATGAAGACCTTGACGTTGTTGCATTTGAGGGGAAAACATATATATCGCTTGTGAATAATAATAGTGAGAAGCCAAGTGAGGAATCCACCAAGTGGAGAATCTTATTGGAATCCCCAATATCACAAGCAGACGTGAACAATCTGAACAATATATTTCTCCCAATGATTACGGACAAACTTGAAGAGATAAGCAAGAAGATTCAGGAGAACACAGATGATATAAAAGAGCAACGCGGGTTGGTTTTGGATTCAATCAACACGTCCGCATTTGTCAGAACCAAGCTCAATGAGTTTGGCCAACGTCTCAGTAAAATAGAAAAGAAACTCGGAATATAATACATAATACCACCAACCTATGAACTTCCTTGACCTTAACAACGACGGCAAAACAGACAGCAAAGATTTGCAGATTTGGCTTGCAATCCTTCTCCTGATTGCGGGTATTGTACTCTTATTCCTTGGCTTCTTCACAAACCCATTAGGGGTGATTCATTTTAGTGTGATGTCAACAAGTGGAGAACTCTTCACATTTGCCTCCGTTTTACTCGGTTTGGACTACCACTATAGCCACCTACTGCACAAGACGCTTGCAAACCTTCAAAAGGAGAAAGAAGAAGAAACCACTTAATTACTTGCTTTTTATTTGTCATGATATGATAGAGCAGATGAGATAATATCTTGTCTGTTCTTTTTTTTGTTCTCAATGTTACCTTGCAAGGATACAGCGTTTATTTGACGTTTGAGCGCGTTTCTTGTTGTAGATGGACGCTTGAACTGCAATGAAAGGGATAATGCAGCAGAAAGGAAATAAACAAGGGAATTGAAGGTTGTGAGAGGTTGAATTAAGGGGGGGGGAGGGGCAAGAAAAAATTTTTTGGCTCAAAATCACACGCCCCCCCTTTTTTACACACACGGCGATTTTTCTAAAGTAATTCAGCCCCCTCAAATGGTGCTATTTTGCAAGATTGGAGATTACAAAAGCAATATGTATTCAGGTTTTATTAACAGTGATACATTGAATTTCTGTGTACAGATTTTGCCACCCAAAAATAACTCATTACCTTTGCAGAAACAGATTTCAGAACGCCGCTAAAAATGAGCGCTGAATGAAACTGCCTAACTTCCTATTTTATAGGTATATATAATATATGCTCCCCGCGTTTCGACAGAAACTCGGGGAGTTTTTTCATCTTCTTCCCCATTTTTTTAAGTAATGTCTTTTGCATATCGTGCAAAAGCGCTATCTTTGGAGCGTAAATAAAAAGTCGGCTTTGCAAAACTCGTCAATAGCGCCCACAGTCGTCGTTTTTCGACTCGGCCCGCCGTGAAGAGTTCACAACGCACCGCCGCCCCTCGGCTCCTCGCCGCGTCCGCGCTGCGGAATGTCGGCCCGCGCGCCGCCCCCATTCACCCATCTTCGCCCCAACCGCACGCTTATGTCCTTCCTTCGTTTCGACAAAACGCAAATGACCAACCTGCAAGAATCCCTCATGAAGGAATTCCTGCTCACCAACAAGTCGGGCGCCTACTGCTCGTCCACACTCACGGGGTGCAACATCCGCAAATACCACGGGCTCTTTGTGGTGCCCGTGCCCGCTCTCGACGACGAAAACCACGTGCTGCTCTCCTCGCTCGACGAAACCGTGGTGCAACACGGCGCGGAGTTCAACCTCGGCCTGCACAAATACGTGGGCGACAACTTCAGTCCCCGCGGCCACAAATACATCCAGAGCTTCGAGTGGGACAAAGTGCCCACGTGGATCTACCGCATCGGCGGTGTGGTGCTGAAAAAGGAGATCATCTTCCGCAACGAGCGCGACCGGCTGTTCATTCGCTACACGCTGCTCGAGGCCCACTCGCCCACCACGCTGCGGCTGCGCCCCTTCCTGGCCTTCCGCTCCGTGCGCCAGTGGACGCACGAGAACGGCACGGCGCGCACCGAGGCCCACGCCGTCGAACAGGGCGTGTCGTTCCGGCTCTATGAGGGCTATCCCGACCTGGTGATGCAGCTCGACAGCCCGGCCGCGGTCTACCACCACACGCCCGACTGGTATCGGGGGCTGGACTACCCCAAAGAGCGCGAACGCGGCTACGACGAGCCGGAAGACCTCTTCGTGCCGGGCTATTTCGAGATGCCCATCGCACGGGGCGAGAGCATTGTGTTCACCGCCTCGCTCGACGCCCGCGACCCCGCGACGCTCAAACCGCTGATCGCCGACGAAATCGAGGCCCACGACCCGCGCGACTCGTTCTACCACACGCTGGTGAACGCCGCCCACCAGTTCCGCCAGCAACTCGGGGGCCTGGACTACATCATCGCGGGCTACCCGTGGTTCAAACCCCGCGCCCGCGACACCTTCATCGCCATGCCCGGCCTGACGCTGGCCATCGGCGAGACCGAACAGTTCGAAAAATACATGGACACCGCCGCCCTCGCGCTCGACGACTTCATGGGCGGGCGCCCGGTGAGCGTGCAAATCTACGAAACCGAACAGCCCGACACGCTGCTCTGGGCCATGTGGTGCCTGCAACAGTATGCCAAATACGTGGGTCGCGAGCGTTGCCGCGAACGCTACGGCGCCCTCATCGACCGCATCATGTCGTTCATCTTCGAAGGCCGCCACCCCAACCTCTTTGGCCACACCAACGGCCTGGTCTATGCCAACGGTCGCGACCGCGCCGTGACGTGGATGAACTCCACCGCGTGGGGTCGGCCCATCGTGCCCCGCTCGGGCTACATCGTCGAGTTCAACGCCCTGTATTACAACGCCAAAAAGTTCTACCAACAGCTGCTGGTCGACGACGGCCGCCCCGAACGCCTCATCACCGCCGAACGCATCGAGGCCGAGTGCCGACAGTTTGAGGAGAGCTTCCGCGCCACCTTTGTCAACCACTGCGGCTATCTCTTCGACTACGTCGACGGGGGCAACGCCGACTGGAGCGTTCGGCCCAACCAACTGCTGGCCATCGCCCTTGACTTCTCGCCCCTCACGCTGCGGGAGCGCAAGGCCGTGCTCGACATCTGCACCCGCGAACTCAAAACGCCCAAGGGCATCCGCTCGCTCTCGCCCAAAAGCCAAGGCTACACGCCCTACTACGTGGGCCGTCAGGAAGAGCGCGACCGCGCCTACCACCAAGGCACCGCCTGGCCGTGGCTCACGGGCTTCTACCTCGAGGCCTACCTGCGCGTCTACCGCATGAGCGGCGTGAACTACATCGAGCGGCAGCTCATCGGCTTCGAAGAAGAACTCTTCTACCACTGCATCGGCACGATTCCCGAACTCTTCGACGGCAACCCGCCCTTCTCGGGTCGCGGCGCCATCTCGTTTGCCATGAACGTGAGCAGCATCCTGCGCGCCTTCCGCCAGCTCGAGAAGCACCGCCTCGAAGAAGAAGCCGCCGAACGCGACTGATCCAACCCACCTCCCCACTCCCCTATCTCCTACACTCCCATGAAAGTACTCATGTTTGGCTGGGAATTCCCGCCCCACATCCTCGGCGGGCTCGGCACCGCGTCCTACGGCATGACCGCCGGCTTGGCCGCACAACCCGACATGGACATCACCTTCTGCATCCCCAAGCCCTGGGGCGACGAGGACAAAAGTTTCATGAACATCATCGGGCTGAGCGAAACTCCCATCGTGTGGCGCGACGTGGACTACGACTATGTGCGCCAACGCCTCGGCGATCGCATGACGCCCGAACAATATTTCGCCCTGCGCGACCACATCTACGCCGATTTCTCCTATCGGCTCACCGACGACCTGGGTTGCATCGAGTTTTCGGGCCGCTATCCCGACAATTTGCAGGAAGAGATCAACAACTACTCCATCGTGGCGGGCGTCATCGCTCGGCAGCAGGAGTATGACATCATCCATGCGCACGACTGGCTCACGTATCCCGCGGGCATCCACGCCAAGCAAGTGAGCGGAAAGCCCCTCGTGGTGCACGTCCACGCCACGGATTTCGACCGCTCGCGCGGCAACGTCAACCCCACGGTCTACGCCATTGAGCGCGACGGCATGGACCATGCCGACTGCATCATGTGCGTTTCGGAACTCACCCGCCGCACGGTCATCGACCACTACGGGCAGGACCCGGCGAAAGTGGTGGCGATGCACAACGCCGTCTACCCCCTGCCCGACGACATCCGCCAGATCGTGGCGCAACGCCGCCCCGCTTCCGAGCGCAAGGAGAAGGTGGTGACCTTCTTGGGCCGCATCACCATGCAGAAAGGCCCCGAGTATTTCGTCGAAGCCGCCGCCCTGGTGCTCAAACGCACGCGCAACATCCGCTTCTGCTTCGCCGGTTCGGGCGACATGATGGAAGCCATGATCGAACTCGCGGCGCGGCGCGGCATCGCCGACCGCTTCCACTTCCCCGGCTTCATGAAAGGCCGCGAAGTCTACGAGGTGTTCCGCGACTCCGACGTCTATGTCATGCCCTCGGTGTCCGAACCCTTCGGCATCTCGCCCCTCGAAGCCATGCAGTGCGGCGTGCCTTCCATCATCTCCTACCAAAGTGGTTGCGCCGAAATCCTCGACAAGTGCATCAAAACCGACTATTGGGACATCGAAGCCATGGCCGATGCCATGTATTCGCTCTGCGTCAACGACAGTCTGCACGAATACTTGCGCGTGGAAGGCCTCAAAGAGGTCGACGCCATCACGTGGGAAAAAGTGGGCCTGCGCATCCGCGCCTGCTACGACCGCCTGCTCGGCCG